CCGCAAATGAAGAAGCGTCGTGCCAAGAATCCTATCGTCGAGACCTTTGACGAAATCCGAGCCGATTACGATATGTCTCGGGAATCTCGATTCGTTCGTCGTCGAACAGGTCTTGCACCGCAAGGAAGTACGGCTGACTATCACTATCGAGTCGAGCAGCACTATTACGATGATATCGAAAAAGCCCGCGACATGGACAGAAACGATTCCATCGTCGGGCAAACCGTAACCAGGGCCGTCGATAATATCGTGCAAGAAGGTTTTACGGTCGAACCGCAGACCGGCGATGCTGCCGTAGACAATGAGCTATGGTCTCGGTGGAAAGAATGGGCCGAAAGCTCTGACCTTTGCGATGCACAAGCGGAGTTCACTTTTCACGACTTCGAGCGTTTTAACTGTCGTTCGATGCTTGTCGATGGTGATATCGTTCACGCTGGCACTGAAGAAGGAATGCTTCAAGCTTGGGAAGCTCACCAAGTTCGAACCTTCACGACCCGAGAGAATACCATCTTTGGCGTGACGATGGACGAGCTGCGACGCAGAACCAGTTATTGGCTGGTAGCCGATCCAATCAATCCGAACCGTGCCAAGAAGCAAGAGATTGAACTACCAGTCCGAGATGAAGACGGCAACCGGCAAATCTTCCACGTCTACAATCCAAAGAGGATGTCGCAGACTCGCGGGGTGACAGCGTTCGCTCCAATCTTTGCAGTTGCCGGAATGCGCGACGATATCGACTTTGCAATGCTCGTTCAGCGTCAAGTAGCTTCCTGTTTTGCGATATTCCGCAAACGTCAATATCTCCCAGAAGTTCCGCACCTCACCCCAGGCTACGGAGAAGGAACCACCGAAATAAGCGGCACCGGAGAGACTCGGTATATCGAAAACATTGCACCAGGGATGGAAGTCATCGGGCAGCCCGGTGAAGAACTTCAAGGCTTTTCGCCAGATATTCCGGGCGGTGGATATGAGTTCCAACTCAAGACAATCTTGCAGACCATCGGCACCAATCTAGGTTTGCCGCTTTGCTTAGTGCTCATGGATGGAAGCGAAACTAACTTTTCAGGTTGGCGTGGTGCAGTCGACGAGGCACGCAAAGGTTTTAAGAGTAACCAACGCAACTTAATCAAACGATTTCACGAGCCGGTTTGGCGATGGAAGGTTCGCCAGTGGATTGAATCGGATGCGGCACTTCGGGCCGTTTCGCAGCGTTCCGATATTAGTATCTTCGGTCATCACTGGTCTGCACCAGTATGGCAATACATCGACCCGGTTGGTGACGCTCAAGGCGACCAGATTCGATTGCAAAACGGTCTGATTTCTCCAAGACGGTTGCACGCAGAGAGAGGTCGAGATTGGGAAGTTATCGCAGATGAAACCATTGCTGATATGGAATACGCGATAACCAAGGCCAAGCAAGCAGCAAGAAGAATCAATGCACAATTTAACGATGCTCCAATTCACTGGCGTGAACTGATTTCGCTGCCGATGCCAACCGGCATCCAGATGACGATGCAAGACCCGCAAGCCTTACAGCAACAAGCGGAACAGGCAGATCAAGAACAAACGCCAGCACCTCCAACAGAGGAGCAAGCCTAATGCCTTATTCCGTTTCCAAGTCAAGCGAGTGCTCTGCTAGTAAGCCTTGGGCCGTCCTCAAAGAAGATGGCACCGTAATGGGATGCCATGCAACTAAGGCAGCAGCAACCGAGCAGCAAAAAGCACTTTATGCAAACGAACCTGAATTGCAAGCCAAGTACGAATCGATCGACTTCACGCCACCTCAAGGTGTTCGTGATGAGGCTGAAAAAGGTCTAGCGTGGCGACGTGAATTCGGTCGCGGTGGAACCGGAGTCGGGATAGCACGAGCACGAGACTTGTCCAATGGTGTCAAGATTTCTCCGGACACCGCAAAGCGGATGAAAGCCTACTTCGACCGTCACGAAGTCGACAAGCAAGGCGAAGGCTTCTCTCTTGGTGAAGATGGCTTTCCTTCCAACGGACGAATTGCGTGGGCTTTGTGGGGTGGTGACGCTGGTCAATCGTGGGCTAACAAATTGGTGCGACAAATGAACGCCGAAGACAACGCGAAAGCATTCAAAGCGGAAGCATCTGCGAACGAAATCAAACTCTACGGGCCTATTGGTTATCCAGGCATCACGGCAGCAGATTTTAAGAACCGACTAGAAGCAGCAGATAAGTCTTTGCCTTTGGTGATTCGCATCGACAGCGAAGGTGGCAGCGTATTTGACGGAATGTCGATTTATGACGCAATCACTGCTTGGCCTGCTGGTTCAAAGGCTATCGTTGAATCGGCAGCTTTCTCGATTGCCTCGTTTATTCCGATGGCAGCGGATACCGTCGAGATTACCGAGAACGGTTACGTGATGCTGCACAATCCGTACACGATGACGGAAGGCGATGGCAACGACCATGAGAAGATGTCGGAGCTACTTAAGAAGCTTCAATCTTCGATGATTTCTGCCTACTCGGAACGCACCGGAAGAAGTGAAGAAGAAATCAAGCAAATTATGAACGCCGAGACTTGGTACACCGCATCGGAGGCTCGTGACGCTGGTCTGGTTGACCGAATCTTATCGACTAAGAAAACAAGTCGAGTTATCGAATCAAGAGGAAATTTGCCGCAGCGGGTTCTTGCGTCGCTCAAAGTGAGTGGCGATCCGTCCGGCGATGGTGTTGTGCCTTTAGGAGATTCCGAAATGGCAACAGAGAAAATCGCTGCGACTGCCAAGAGCATCAAAGCGAGGTATGGCAAGGTAGCATCTCCCGAGTTCATCGTGAAGGCTCTCGAAGAAGAGAAGTCGATGGATGACGTTGGAGAAATGCTCCTTGAGGAGTTGATGTCGAAGATGGACGAAATGTCCGCAAAGATGTCGGCAATGGAAGAAGAGATGAACGGGTACAAGGCACAACTCGAAGCCGCAAAGGCCGAAGAGCATGTTATGCCGATGGAAGAAGAGAAGCCTGCTATGCGTGCTCGTGGCGTTCAGGTTGTCCGCTCTGCTCCGGTTCAGTCTTTCAAGAACGCCGCACAGCAGTGGAAAGACGCAGTTGAGAAGCACGTAAAGAGCGGCATCGACAAAGCTTCGGCTGTTCGTCGTGCTAACAAAGAGAACCCAGGATTGCGGGCAGCGATGTTGTCCGAGTCTGGCATCCGCTAATTGCGGAAACATTTTTCTTTCGAAACCAATTTAAGATAAGGCTAATAAGATGAGTCAATACGTTGATACAAACACAAAGGCTTTTACCGCTGGTGCTGCAATCGACCAGTACCTTCGAGTTAAGATTTCTAGCGGCGTTCTTGTAGTTGCAACCGCTGCTGACCAAGCACTCGGCACGATGGAAGTCGAATCGTTTGCTTCTGGTGATGTAGTTTCGGTTCGTTTGCGTAGTGCTGCTGGTAGCCGCAAGATGGTTGCAAGCGGTGCAATTACTGCTGGCAATTTGGTTTACGCTGCTGCATCCGGCAAGGTTGCTTCAAGCGGAACCGTTGTCGAAGGTATCGCACTGGAAACCAGCACGACCGACGGTGATATCATCGAAGTGATGAGCATTAGCGGTGGTGGCTTGTCTGGCAATCAGACCGCTGCTCAGGTGGCTCGCGTTCGTACCACGACCGCAAACGTCAACGCTGGTGCAACTTTGCTTCCTGCTGTTCCAGGATTTAAGTACCGCTTGCAAGATGTCACCATGATTTCAATCGGTGGTGCTGCTGCTGGTGCAACGACCGTTGACGTTCTCGGCACTCGAACCACATCCGTCAAGCTTCTTGCTGTTGCCGTTGCTGCTTTAACGCAGTCAGCAGTTGTTCGAGCAGGTGCAGCGAACGCGACCGTTCTTGCTGACGGTGCTTCGTTCACGACCGTTGACACTAACACCGCCATCACTATCGGTAAGACCGGCAGTGATTTGACCACTTCGACCAACATCGACGTGCTACTTACCTACGTGCTCGAAGCAGCATAGTAGTTGACCCGTTCCCCTCGCAAGCACTACGGGTGAGGTGCTCGCCCACGGTGCTAAGCCCGTAGTGTTTCTTAACAATCAAACAAGCAAAGAGAGAATAAGACAATGCCTTCCCCAAGCACAAGTTTAGCAACCTTACGTCCTGACCTGGCTGATAGCCTGATGGAATTCGACCTGGCAATGGACCAGCGAGGTTACATCTCGAACCGAGTATTTCCGGTTGTAGATGTTCTTTCGCAGGCCGGAGTCTTCGGTAAGATTCCACTGGAACAACTCTTGCAACAGCGAGACACCAAGCGTGCTCCTGGTGCCGGATACAATCGCGGCAAGTTCACCTTCACGACCGGCTCGTACACTTGCGTCGAGTACGGTGCGGAAGAACCTGTCGATGATCGCGAAGCCGAGATGTACGCTGAATACTTCGATGCCGAAGTTATCAGCACCGCTCGTGCCTATAACGCCGTTTTGCGTGCTCAAGAAGAACGCGTCGCAGCGTCGGTGTTTAACACCACAACTTGGAACGGTGCAAGCCTAACGACTGCCATCACTCACGAATGGGACGACGCTACCAACTGCGTCCCGCTTACCGACGTTGAAGCAGCAGTCCAAAAGATTTACGACAACAGTGGTCTTTGGGCTAACGCTTTGATTATCAATCAGAAGGTGTTCCGTAACTTGCGTAACTCCGACCAAGTTGTTGAACGCATTCAATCGGCTGGT